GTCTGAGTGTGGGATTGTCGTTAGCGTTGCTGCCTACAGGAATGATCGCACCCGGCTCAATACGAACTGTCCAGGGGTTAATAACTCCATCGTCTGCTGCGGTATAAACGCCAGCAGTCTGTAACCCAATGTTCTTAATCTGCCACATCTTCTGCTGATTGAGCATCTTGATGTCTGATAAGACAGTCATCACTCGGCCACGACCTAAAACCTCACCGGGTCGAACTGACTCCCGAAAGACTACCCAAGGTGATACATTGAAGTTTTGAGCGTAAACAACATGGTTATGCGCTTTCTCAATACAGCATTGATAGTATTTCTCAGTCTTAGGGTCATAAACCGTACCCTCAATAATGGAAACTTTCGTATCAGGCTTGTCAGTGAGCAATTGTTTGCAGTGTGTAGACAGATCAGCATCGGGCCAGAGTCGGTCAATGTTCCTAACACTGACTTCATGCTCACGCCAGACGGTGTCTACCGTTCCCCTTGGACCCTCTTCCGGCACTAACTCGCTCAACGGCACAGCATTAAACGCTAACAAACTGCTGTCGCTATCTGAACGCTCAATCGTCAATGCACCGGTGCTGATGGCTAGATCAGTGAAAGCCTCATGTGCCTGGCTTGCAAAGTTAGAGTGATTAAGGTGATCGAATAGCTTATCTGATACCGTATCCAGGTACGTTTGAGCCTCATCCTTATTTTCCTCTGGTATATCACTACCCGGAACTAACTTAATCCATTCACGCCAAGGGGGTACAAGCATCGCTTGCAGTCTTGATGCAAATCGTTGAACACCCAGTTCAGCCGTTGAGTCAACAATATCAGGCTCACGTTTCTGCCCCACCGCTTGACCCGATAAAGTATCTCTCTTTGGTGCTGCAAACCTGTAGCAATCTCGCAACAATGAATCCCATCTGCCCCGGACCTCTTTGGCCGCAGCAAAGCGCTTGATTAAGTCCTCAACGGAACCTAAGTTCTCAGGTATTTTGTACATGACCTATCCCAAAGTGCCGGACTTATCGACCCCTGTCTCTTCACCAGAGATCAATGATGCTCGGCCTCTGCGCTTACGCTTCAGCGCACTCTTTTTGGCTGCGACATCATGCTCTGTTTTCTGGTATTCTTCTTCCTGACGCTTCTCTGACTTCACTTGTGCTTGTGACTTTGGTGGGGGTGATGGTGCTTTTGGCGATGATCCCATGATTCTATCCTTGAATTGTGGTGTATTGAGGGGTGTTGATTAGGTGATTGTATAACTGTCTTGGTGTGACTACGCCCCAGGCTTTAACGCCTAGCAGTGCTTTGACTTGCTCAACGCAATTGAAACAGGCTGGCACTAGATCACGCATTTGTAATCCATCTGCCCAGGCATGAACAGAAAGTACCGCAGCAGCATCAGGGGCGATGTGCCTGGAGTCAGTGATTGGGAGTATTTCGATGTCGGTGTAGCCGATGTATGGACGGAACGCAATGAAATGTTCACCATCGAACTTAACAGCCCAACAGTGCCGCATTTCTTGATCGAACAACCTTGTCCACCAATGTTTGCAATGTCCTTTTTCAAACACTATCCACCAATGTAGATGATCGCGCCCTCTCTCGTCCATGAGAGAAGTGACAGGCGCTTGATTAACTTCCATGTTAGCCTATATTATACCATATTTGAGTTTAGCCTAAAACGGCCCAATCTGTGGACGCTACGGCTGGGCGCTGCATATGCTTGTTGACCTCACGATGATTAACAGCAAAGTATCGAAAAGCATCGGCATAATGGCTGGACCAATCATGCAATGGGTGTGACTTGTAAGTGCCACGCCTCTCATCAAATTCTTTCCGGTATCGCTTCAGAGCGCGTAAGCCGTCCATACAACCATCATCGGCAGAGTTGAACCAACAACGCGGTATTAACTGTCTAGCAGCGTCTATGCCGTCCTGCACCCCTATGTTGGGCGTAACCCGGAACACTAAGCCTAATGATCGCGCTGTTTCTAGTCGTGACTTACCGGTTGAATAACTGCGTACACGAATATCATGCGGTGCAAAGTGAGCGCCAAAGGTTGCGTGTTGCTTATCGCGCCAATCGTAGACATAGTTGATGTAATGCTGGATGCCCTCGCCACTGTTCTCATAACTGTGAACGACTCTGATTTCTCTCCCGATAGTTTGAACAAAGAAAATAGCAGTGCTGTCAGCCACACCAATATCCCAATACGTTGATACAGGAATACCCGGCTCAACAGCCATCGGTAGTACCTGGTTATTATTCACATACTTGGCGTAATAGGAACCATCACGGTTCGATAGAACCTCACCCTCCCACACATGGTTATATAAATCCGTGTTGATCGACTTGAGGTATACCCTTTCTTTCTCTAATTCATCCGGGAAGAAAGGATTGTCTGAATAGTTCACTTTCGTAACGTAGGAGTCGTTCTGAGGATTGACCACAAAGCGCTGAAACGTATCATCGAGTTCATCATTCGGGTTAAATGATACCCATATCTCGGACCCTGGTTGGCGTATCGTTGGTATCAAAGTTTCCCAGGATGATTGAGTGACAGCCTCGGCCTCTTCAACCCAGACCCGATTTAATCCCTCAAGCGATTTGACCTTAGTGATGTTGGATTGCAATCCTAGAAATAAGAACCTTGAGCCATTCTTGCCTAATATCTGCGTCTTTTGTACTTCAAAGCAATCAGACACGCCCAACCGGTCAATCGTATCGGCTAGTAGCTGCAACACTGAATCTTGTATAGATTTCTGTATCTCACGCGCACACAGCACCCGGAACCCTGGCGTTTGCAATGACTCTAGCACTAGCAAATTAGCAATGGTCCATGACTTACCTGATCCACGCCCACCATAAGCAATCTTATACCTATGTGGTTCGCCAAACCCTTTCCATTTTGGCGTTAGGTCAATCTTTAGATGTTTCTCGGTGTTCAATCACATTTCCTTTGCTGATTGGTTTCGGGTCTTCAGTGAAGTTGATAGTGATCCCTGTCGGCATAAATGAGCCATCAGTCGTATGCTCCACCGACTTACGTTTAGGATAGATGTACTGAGCCAGTTCTTTGGCCGCAGCCAATGACAAGATGTAATCCTTTTCTTCCGTTGCGATCCGGCCAATCTCAATCATGGCCTCGATAGGATCATAACCAGATGCCTCGATCTTATCTTTGACCTCTGACCTGATCTTATCGGGCGTACCTTTCTTGCGACCACTGCCCTCTGGCTTCTTACCACCTAGTTTAAATGTCACTACTACACCTCTGCTACCGTAGCGCCCAAGCTACTTGCCTGACAATAGCATGAGGCAGCATGACCAGCATGATTAACAAAGTCCTAATCGTCATCTTCATACTCAATCCGTGTCGCTCCTTAAATTTCATCGCTGATGCCTAATCTCTACACCATCATACAAATCGTAAATCCGACCACACTTCTCCAGATTCACACATTGACGATGTTTCCGGGAATAAAAAGTAATCAGTCCAGCACCGCACCAGCATTTGTCATGCTCCCGGTGCTTATAGCCTACACCCTTGTGTACAAATTCCTCTGTCGGTGGGTTGATCCATCTGTTAAGCCACTCAATCATTTCTCAATCCTTTCTTTACGCTGATAGTTGCCAAAGTTCGCATCTCTTTTTTCCATGTACGCAATCATCCTATCCAAATACCAACGCGCTTTCTTAAGTGATTCTAACCCACCCTTGAACCGGTATCGTAAACAGTATTTCAGTACATTAGCCAAGCACATTGCCTCCCTGGAATCATTGATCGGCTCAATGGCACTCTCAATCACATCAATGACTTCAATACCACCAGCCATCTGATAATGCGCTGGATGATCCACGTTGTCTGCCAACTTTGCTACCTCACTCACCACTGCCTCCAATTATCTTCAACCTCAACCCGATTCGTATCATCTCTGATTTCACAGATCACAAAGCGACTCACTTTTTTAGCACTCTCGATTCGATGAACCTCTGCCAAACATTGTTCTTCGCAACCCATACACTCGACATTCCCATCCATTCTGTGTTCATAAGGCTCAAAATGGTATTCACTCATGGAGTGGTTTCATACATAGCATCATCCACAGCCTTAACAGCCTTAACAGCTAAATCAGCACATCTTTCAAGCATGGCATCACTATCGTGCTTAGGGAGAGTTGTCACAAGTGACGAAACTATAGCCGCCATATATTGATCTACTCGCGCCCTATCGTAATCTCTATGATTTGATATACCATATTCATAAACCCAATTAGCTTGCTCACTCATCCCACTCGACTCCCTCAAAAAAAGTACCGTCTAACACTTGAATAACTGCCACCGCACCGGCCAAAAGAAGTAACCAGGGTACAAGCATCAATGCAATCATCACCCGAATCACCGTCATAAAATCTGAATCCCCCCTTTTTCGGACCAATATTTCTTAGAATGAATATCGTAAATATGGCAATCCTCTTTAAGAACCGCATCCATCACAGCTTTGAGCAAGTTATCCACATCTGGTTTCTGTTGATGCCCCTTGCCCAGCATTAATGCTTTCTTCTTCTTCGACCAGCTTTTAGGCATTGGCAGATAAAAGATCACTGTCGAGCCATTAACAATTTCCACACCCTTTGACCTACACTCATCAGCAAATGCCCTGTACCGCATCACGCATGGCCGCTTTCGCCACTTATCGGCCTGGGTCTGTCTTGGCTTTGGCACTGGAACTATATTGAAAAGCATTGAATAGTATTGAATAGTATTGAAGGGTACGGATTAATAACATCAACCATCATCCTGTATCTTGTACCCACAATGAATGGCTACATCAGCGATGCGTTTGTTCAGTGCTGTGATCTCCCTATTCATCCTATCCACTTGCTCTAATAGCGTTTCGATTAAGTCGTTCACTTTCTTGTCAGTTTCTTTTGTCCTGGTTGTCATTATCTTCCTGTTTCATTCATATCAATCACATCCATTGTTGCCCTAATAAATTCCTCTGCCACTGGTGCGACTATGGCATTACCGTAGCCTTTGAGCCGGATCGTTCTCGCTTCAGCGCTTGCGTTTGCCTCAATGACTGAATCGCAGCTATGCACCACGCCTCTGGCAAGCCCATCAACCAACGGCTTAATGCCGGATTTAATTGGCCGGTACTTTTCATCTCGGCAGTATAGCCACTCAATTGAGTCTTGTTCTCTATCGCGTCCTGTAGCGCATCTTGATACGCTTTCTGGCTTCTCTCGTCCACTTGCTCCCGTAAGTTCCCCGGAAATGTCCGACCCTTTCGAGCGCCGTTTCTCGCTTGGTTGTACATCGCCTGATCTGATCTCGCCGGTAGTGTGTCCATCGTGTTGGGCGTTCCCCACCCGGCTATCTTCGCTATATTCGGCAATTCCGTCTTGCCCACCCCGGCACTGCCCCTCTGATCGCAAGCCATCGGAGTTGGCCATCCCGATACCATCGTCACGGCCTGACTCAAATCCTCCGGCTTCATGTTTCTCCGCTCCAACTCCCTCTCCGCACCCTCTGGAGTTCGATTGTTCTTTCCCCCATCTCCGTGTCTTGGAGTGGGCCACCCAGTAGGTTCTTTTCCTGATGTGCGGTTTGCTGACGCTGTGTGCGCCCAATATGCAATGCCCAACGGTGTAGCTTTCTCTTTCCATGACTGTTTGTAAATCATCGAGCCATCCATGCTTAATCGCGCTTTCAACTTGTTCACCAAAGATAGTGTGAAAGTTGCACTGTCCGACAAGTTCGAGGAAATGGGGGAGCAAGTGTCGCTCGTCTGCTTTTCCTTTTTGATTTCCGGCTGCACTGAATGGCTGACACGGCAAACTAGCAGTTGCGACAGGTCGATCATCGCCCCATCCGGCATTTCTAAGTGCGTAACTCCAGACTCCAATTCCGGCAAAGAAGTGGTGCTGAGTAAATCCATTAAGGTCATCTGCTTGGACCTCGGTAATTGATCGTTCATCAACCACGCCATCGGCAATATCTCCATTAATTATCAGTTGTCGCAACCATGCGGCTGCTTTTGAATCAAATTCATTGTAATAGGCTGTCATTCTGGATTACTCTCAAAACTGGCCCATTCACCACAATCCGCACATAACCCCACAGAATCATGAACATTTCCTCCCCTGGGGGCCGCGCCACAACAATTGCTGACCGGGCGTATTCGATCATCGTCCATCAGCAAGATGCCGTATGACTTCATCTCGTTTTTTTCGTCTTTTTCGCGGCTCATCTTGTTTGTTCCAGCCTTTCAATGTTTTGCTCTATTGACTTTCGTTCAATATTTGTCATGTATTCGGTTGTCGCTCTATCTCGCGCCCTGTCCACTAGCGCATCAATCTGTTTATAGGTCATTTGATTCTTTGAGAAAGTGTCGTAACCCTTTAGTGCATATTTCTTGATGTACTCCATTAACTCATTCTCATCAATACCAAGACATAAGCGTTTGAACTCTGGTAACGATGGGGGCCATTGATGAAACTCATCCACCAATCGACTCAACCCTTTCGCAACCTGATCGGGTGAAATACCACGCAACCCGGTCAACCAAGTGCCATCATCTGCCTCGGAAATGCTGACCCATTTGTGACCGTAAATCATTCCCATTTTCATCCACAACCGCTCCATGTGCTTTGCTGTCAGGAATTGTGGCATGGGCTGCTCTGAGTCTGTCCATTGCTGTGGGGTTCGAGTGCTTATGATTTGCATGATTTCTGCCTATTTTGTTTTGTTCGTCAGATAACCAGGTATTGATGAACCGGTTGATTCCTGTTTTGGTCTTTTGCTTGGTGGGATTAGATAACAGCCACCCTTTCATGCTCCTGATGTGCTGATCCACATCAATGCCGGGATAGAGTTCTTTCCATTGGTCTACATCATCCACCGTAACATCGTGTGTTTTTTCTTTTCCAACAAGGGGCATTTGAATAAACACCTCTGGCTGCTGTGGTGGTACTGAGTCTGGCTCAGTGCCAACATCAGTATTACTACTTGTATCTTTATTACTAATACTCTTTATTACTAATACGTCCGGATTATCCTGATCTGGGTTTTCCGTATGAGGGGAAATCCGGATTTGGCTATCTGCCGCCATAGTCGGATTATCCGTATTTGGCTTTATCCGTGTAATATCGTTGCGAATCAAGTAAACACCAGTGCCATCTTTGCGCTTGATGTGCTTGATCCACCCAGCCTCTTTCAACTCCTTAATGCCCGACTGAATACCATCCCTACCATCTTTGACCTGTGTAGCCATTGATCTGATGGTGAACTTCCAATTGTTTGGCTTGCTGACCATGTAGGCATAGATACCTTTAGCCTTAAATGTTAGGTCTGGTGAGTTAAGGACATCGTTAGCGACTTGAGCAAATGGCGCTCTTGCCTTTTTGATTGAGTCAGACATCCCTAATCGGCCCTGATAGTCTGATGGCAATCAGACACACCAACGAGTAGCTTGTAACTGTGTCCAAACAAATGAGTGAGAGCAATATGATGCAGATAATCCGCAATCGTTCTATCGTCAAGCGCAGCAAGTTTAGACAACGCCAGGTATTCCGAGTCAGTGAATCGAGATTTCACTTCATGAATACGCTTTTCATCTCCGACCATCAGTCACCTCATCAGTTTGATCTGTTCGTTGAGTTTGGCAGCCAAAAAAGAACCCCCTGTGACGGGGGTTAACGGAGGTGGCTTGCTTAACCATAGATGTCGGGGCGTAAGTCTTTGCGTGAAATGCGACCCGATGTAATGCTTTCTATTTTCTGTGCTTGCTTGAATGACACCTGACGATGTCCGTTACGAATGTTGTAGATGAGTTCCCTAGTGACTCCGAGCATTTCGGCAGCCTCTTTGCACCCTCCGGCAACATTGATAAAATCGCTAAATTTGTTTATTTCCATGTGTCTACCATACACTATGTTATGTTACCGTACAACAAATGATTAATCTTAACTCTACAAAATGGAATACACGCGCGCAACATTTGTGTCATATTCCTCACATGACTCCACAGAACCCCACATGGATCAAGTTCACGCGCGATTGGATGCGTGATAACCAGGTCACTCAATTGCAAATGGCAACCCGGCTCGGTGTGTCTGAGGGGGCGTTTGCCCATTGGATCAACGGCAGACGCGCAGCTAAAATGGAGATTATTCAAGAAGTTGCTAATATTATAGGCATCCCAACATCCTCACTCATCGGTGAAGAATCCCCTGTCACCTCATTGAAAGAGCGTGAACTGATCGAAAACTACAACGCCCTGCCTTATGGTGATCGACTGATTATTGATGCTTTATTGAAATCATTGTCGCGTAAGCCAAAATAAGAACAGCCTTTAAATAATACCCCCCCCCCTCACCATACATTTTGTATGAAATAATACTTGCATCCATTCCGTCCGTCCTGTAGTCTTACCATACACCAAACGAAAAGGGGCCGGAAATGACCGATTACAAAAACTGCACATCAAGACCAGTTCAACCACAGCAAGAATCTTGGTTTGAATCTATTGCAACCGGTATCGCTTTCCTTTTCACATTGGCAGCATCCTGGGCAGTCATTGCCCTAGTTTCTTTTAATTAGACGGAGAGAAATCATGATCAGGAATCTAGCGAGAGAGGAAGAACAACGCATTGATGACATCAAAAAAGGCCGTGAAGATGCCTTAACGGATCGTATGCTTGGTATTGCTAGCAAACCCTCACCAGGGCAGTCCTATGATTATTACACCGGGTACACGCAAGCGCACCTGACTGCTGCATTGAACCTACTAGGAGGTAAAGATGAACCCTTATAGCGATTATGCAACTGATGAGCAGCGTGATGGTGTTTGCAAAGCGACCAACCAGAACACTGCTATCGACCAAATTGAATTTGCCAAAGTAGTTAACCGTAAATATGAAACGCTTGAGGTAAAACAAGCCAAGGAACGTGAATCGAAAGTTGAGTTGCTTGAAGATTTAGAGAAAATACTTCTCGATCTTTCGTTCAATCAGGCAGCATCCCCTCATCTTTATGAAGCTGTTGAGGACGAGCGCGACACGCTGAAAAAGGAACTGTCATGAATGTCAGGCAAAAACTCAGCATCGTTCAGAAGAACCTGGTAGCAAATAAGGGCCAAACCAATTCATTCGGCAAGTATTCATACAGGTCATGTGAGGATATTCTTGAAGCATTGAAGCCCCACTTGGACGGCTGCACAGTGACCCTTTCAGATGAAATGGTGATGGTTGGTGATCGCATCTATGTCAAATCTACCGCAACCTTTGCCGATGATTCTCATGCCATTGATGTCACAGCTTTTGCGCGTGAACCCGAAAGTCGTAAAGGCATGGATGATGCCCAGTTGACCGGGGCAACCAGTTCGTATTCTCGTAAGTATGCCCTTAATGGCTTGTTTGGCATTGATGATGTCAAGGATGCCGACACGATGGACAGTCGTAAGTATGAAACGCTCAAAGCTAAAGTTGGACCAGTTGAGGAATCAGCCAACGCCATTCTTGAGTTACTAGCTAACCCAGACATCAGCGAGAGCGACAGGGATCCCGGTATCCATGAGGTCTGGTCAGAGTTGACTCGTGACGAGCAAACTGTGGCATGGAGAGCCATCAGTAAGGGTGGTTATTTCACCCAAGAACAAAAGAACATCATCCGAGCAGCATCAAATTCAACTACAGATAAGGAAAAGCAGCATGAGCAAAATAGGCATAAATATTAGCATTGATGTCAGCAAGATCGACAAAGCAAGGCTATTCAAAGGCAAGAAAGGTACATATATGGACCTGACTACTTTCATTGATCCAGAGAAACCAGATCAGTACGATCAGCATGGTTTTATCTGCCAATCCACTTCCAAAGATGAGCGTGAAAAAGATGTTAAAACGCCCATCCTGGGCAACTGCAAAGTATTCTTCACCGAGGGTAGCAGCACCGGTCCATCTACATCAGCGCCAGCAATGGGTAATGCTGCGTTTGATGACGATATTCCGTTCTAGAGGTCACAATGAGTGAAGAACCAGAATTGACTCTTGAAGAGCAACTTGAAATACACGATCAGACGATGAGCGATGTCATGGCCACGTTGCAAACTACGCTCGACAATGTGCAGCAGATCAGTGATCGGCAAGAAAAGCTACACGCTGCGCTGATCCAGTTTGAAGAAAACTATCACCAGGAGCAGTTTCAGATATTGAACACGCATCAAAAGGTGTTGGCGATTCAAGAAACTGACCGGCAAACCCTGTCCAATATTGTCGATATTGTCCGGGAACTACAGAAGTTGTAAGGAAGCGCGTAAATCTGTGAGTGGCGTGGGAGTCATGCCCTAATAACCGCAGAGGATGCCGGTCCGACTACCTCAAGAGAATGGCAGTTTTTGATCTTTTCTGCCTCTCCGGGTTGGATGCGGTATCACTTAACAATAACAAGGAGAATATCATGGTTTCATTAGTGATCGACCAAAACGACAGCTACGAAATGACCCGGAGCAAACTGTATAAGGCGCTCGTTGATAGCAATTTCGACAAGTTTTTAGCCAGTGAGTTGCTTGGTCTGAAAATCTATGAAACTCAGCGATTAATGTCGGAGTATCGAATCAAACGGCCTTACACAATCGCATGAAAGTTTGTCGTAGATGCACGACTAAAAAGCCTATGGCTAGCTTTTATGTGAACCGAGCAAGGTTAGACGGTCGCAACTCAGTATGCAGTGATTGCCTTAACGCTGAACGCACAACTTTCATCACTTGTCAGGAGTGTAACGTTGAGAAAGCATCTAACCAGTTT